ATGCTACCATGCAGGCCGCGCACTTGGAAGTGCGTTTGCTCGCTTACGCGTGTGCTGGTAAGGAGTTTGTCGAGTTTGTGAGGCAAGGGTTTAAAGTTCGGGGTAATGTGGCACGCGGGCCTATGAAGTATAAGCTCACGGGTACTGTTAAATCAGGCCACAATGACACTACCTTGGGGAACTCCTTGGTTAACATTGCCATTGCTTGTGAAGTTATGCGCCGTATGTCTCTCCGTGGCGATGCTATCGCAGCGGGGGACGATTTATTGATCGCCATCGATGGCGATTTCGATGAAGCGGCTTTTGCTGAACACGAGCGGGCGCTCGGCATCATTCCCGAGTACCGTAAGTTTGATGATGCGCGCGACGTTAGTTTTGTTTCGGGCATTTGGATGCCCGTCGAGAGTGGCTGGAGTTTTGTGCCCAAGCCTGGCCGTTTGTTGGCCCGTTTATTTTGGACAGTGAAACCCCCGCCGAAGAAATATCGCCAGAAATACTTGAACGCTATCGTGTTGGGGCTACGCCCAGTTTGCGCTCGCATGCCTGTCGTCGGTGCGTTTTTGGATGCGCACTTTGATGGCGGGACTGCAGCGCTTCCCAACTGGGCCTTGGTTGAAAAACGGTTGAAAGTTTGGTCGGTCGGCGTCGGGTTTGAAGTGCCTATTGCTGCTGTGTGCGACAGGTACGGCATATCGCCCGACGAGATCGCGGCCGTGGAATCTCTTTTTCGTGAAAACGCGGGGCGTGTCGGCATTTTGTCGCATCCGGTTTTGGATCGCATAGTCTCGATTGATTGTGCTGAACTAGCGGATCGGCCGCTGACCGCCCATGTAGGCGCTTAGATAGTGATTTACGCCACTAGTTCGTCAGTAAATTTTTACGTTTTTATTTTGATTCCACGGTCTTACTTCTTTACGAGATTATTATGGCTGCTGAAGGCGCTTACAGTGCGCAACTTGAGGCGAAACTTAAGTCTTTTTCCCTCTCACCCAATGCCGCGCATTGGGTCGCTAAGGCTATGCACCCCGTTTGGGGCGCACCATCCACGATTCCCGATGCTGTTCAGGTTGATTCTATCAATCCAGAGTACAAGAACACCCTCGTGCTGTCATGCCCAACGTCTATCAATACGGCGAACTGGGACGCGTACATATTGCTTCCACCATCCGATACTACGGCAGCGATTGTGGCGTATGGACCTACGGGTACCAATTTCGCCACCGCTACCTATGCGCCCGGTGGCACCACCGGCATCGTCGCCTCATCCCAAGTGCTGACGGTGCCTTTGGTGTCCACCCTGAATTTCAATGCTATGGAAGTTACTACGTCAACTACTGCACCAGCCTGGGCAGCCGCAGGGCCGTTCCAGTCTGCGTTTAGTGCCGAGCAGCCGGCATGTTGGCGTACTACCGCTCGCAGTGCAACGTTGTACTCGTCTGGTTCAGACTTGTACAACCAAGGCACGGTGTATGCGGGTCAGTATGCGCGTGTTCCACGCCATCAACCTTTGGGCACGACTGTCAATTTGACCGGCACGTTTATGAATTACGCTGCTGTGTCGCTCGAGGACGTGGATTTGCCTCTCGATGAGAACACGATGGAGTTGATGACTCCGTCGATTTACACTGCCCCAGTGCGTGAGGGCGTGTATACCGTGCACCGCTTAACTGGCCCTAGCCAAGATTTCGTCGCGGGAGCTATTATTTCGGGTTGGGATGTGCTCGGCACTACGACGACGTGCTTGGCACTCCCGCCGCGTTTGGCGTTGAACGCCCCATATACCTTTGGGTCGCAGTTCCGCATCGCGAATACCCTGAATTTGGGCTACGCGCCGTGGCCGCAAGGCTTACCGGCTACCGCCAACTCTCAGGTGCAATCGTTCTCTACGAATTTCGACTCGCGCTGTACGTGGGGGGTGATTATTCTTCGGGGTATGCATCCGCTGCAGACCCTCACCCTCAAGACGGTTGTGAACGTTGAGTTCATGCCGACTGACGCGTCTCCATCCCGGCAGTTCACCAAGCCATCGCTGAAGTACGAGCCCACTGCGATGGCTGCGTATTACGCGTTGGCGGGTGAGGCCCCTACCTGCATGGCAGCGAAGCATAACCTGTTCGGCACTCTTATTCCTATGTTGACTAACATTGCGAGTAAGGTGCTTCCTTTCCTTGCTCCCATTGCGGGCCGTGCTCTTGGTAGCTTGGCCCCACTGGCGGGGCAAGGGATTAGCCACATGGCAGATCGTCTCACGAAGGCATATGAGCCGTCGCGGGTTACGGAGGCCGTGGTTGAGCGGGTTGCACCGCGGCGCGCTTCGAGTGTTCGCTCAGTGCGCTCGCGAGCTTCGTCTGCCCGATCGGTTCGGGTCAAGTCGGCCAAGAGGCGCGTTAAGATTGCGCGCCGCAAGCGCTGACTGCAGTGGATTTATTCATTTGTGGTTGTTGTTTTGATTTTTCTTCTTTTCGCCAGTTTTGTGTCTACCTGCTTACATGCTTTGCGTCGGCGCGATAAAGAGTAGTGGGGGGCGTGTTTAACCGTGGGCTATCCTAAGCCTGGGTTTGGTCTACCGAGTATGACTGCGGACAACAGTGCTGTACGACTTGCGTTGTTCATGGGTGAGAAATCCCTGTGAGGCGTTATCCTTGACCGGAGTTTGAGTTTCATAAACAGTAATTGTCTTGTGTGCGTGCTCGTGTCCGGGCGGTGTAATATTGAAATGTCCCGGTTAGCACGTCTCTCACGCACCTTGAGTGCCCTTAAATATAAAGCGTCGGCAATTCGCGTGTAAATTATTTCACCCCATCGACCCCTTTCCGCCTGTGCTTCAGCACGGCGATGAGCAGACCTGTTTCTTAAGCTGGAAGGGTCTGCTGAGCGCACTCTTGTTGCGCGAAAAACTACGGTATTTTGGCGGCGGCTGCTTCTTAAGCTGGAGGGCCGCCGCCGCGGTTTTCATCAGGCTTCCCTCCCGTGAATTATGTTAACTCTCAAGTCGCTAGACGGCCTCTGTTGAGTCATATAAACAAAATAAACCGGTTGGCGCGCTTTTGTAATTTGATGACTACCGCCGTATTGGTCTTACGTAAAATTTGGCCCCTGGTTGCCGTTTTGGGATCAGGTTTCCCCGCGCTCGAGAGGGCGCGGGTTGCCTCCTTTCCATGGCACTGTTCTTGATACCGGTTTCTACTGCTGTCACCACTGCCCTCTGCTAAGTTGAGAAGCGTTGCGTCAAGCTCGATCGCGAAAGAGCTATCCGCTTGCCTACAAGGCACGCGTCCCGGTGGGGGAGACCAAATCCATCGGTATATAAAAACTTTGCTTATTGCAATTTCAAGTGGC